ACATAAAAGTACTGTAAAATATTATGAAGAAACAGAAGTTGCTGAATTATATACCGGAAAGAAGCAGAGCGCAAGTGTAGCTATAGATGGGCTTAAAGTTATTATAAAAGATAGTGAGGGAAACTCTCTGACACTTGACTTAGAAGAAGCAGGTATGTTCCATTATGGTCTTCAGGTAATTATTCAGAAAACTAACGCTCTTAATGTACCTTAATATTAATAAAATTATAAAAACTCGCGTGCTATAGACTATCTCAGACTCATTAGGCTAGAAAGGAAAATACATGCTCAGATACTTTAGGATTTTCCTTGGTACTACGTTTTATTTGTTTGCAAGTTTATTCTTGTTAATTTCTCTGAAACTTTTTCCCGCTGATCTAAGGAAGGATGCGAAGAAAAGTTTTATTTAAGTAGTACGTAAAGAATCGCCTACAATCCACGAACCAAGTACGAGAACCACGTTGGTGGTTTGTTCTGCTGAAATACCTATAGTACCTCTAACAGTTTCACTTGCTACAATTACCACGCCTGCTACAGCGACCCAAAACCTTCTTGACTTAAACAGTGAATTAATCTTTGTACCCATTACATTTCTCCATACTGTGAGAGAAAAACCTTATCTGAAACATTTCAGATTTCTTAAGGTTCTCCAAATTACCTATAGTATATTATACCCTACTTTTATTTATATAGGGGTAAAATTTCTGGATTGCACCCAGAGATACAGTTGTCTTTTATTGTACAAAAATAACTATGTTTTATGTTATAAGAGGGACCACAAGCATGTTCTAACCATTGTTGTGTCCAGACATCTATTCTCCATTTATTATCAAATACATTTTTTGCTGATACTTTATGCAAATCATTGACTACTCCTAGTGTCTCTAAAACTTCCTGACAAATTAAATCTTTTTGTACATCGAAAGAAAATTCTTTCATCTTTTGTACATTATCTTCGGCGGATTTCTTTAAACTTTTAGCCATTGAATACCTCTATTTGGGAAAACTCGCGTGCTATGGACTATCGTGGACTCAAAGGTCTAGTTCAGAAAATACAATCTCATTATTTTGTAAAAATATTTGACAGTTTAAACTTGTAGGAAAAACTCGCGTGCTATAGACTATCACAGACTGCAAGGGCCTAGTATAGCTGAGACATCTCACAGCCCGGCAAGAAAAACTTTATTTTTTTCAAAAGATCGATAAATTTCAAAGGAATGTTGGAATCGGTTTGTTTTCTCTACTTTTTTTCATAAGTCCTTACAGCATAAGTACTTACGTCTATTATACAATACACATCGTCAAAATCAACCCCTAAACTTGAGAAAATCTTCATAAGTCTATACATATCAACAACTTACAGTTCGGCATGATATTTGCACTGGGGGATTGCCGTAAGTCTATATATAGTAACAACTTACGTCGAGCGGGGTGGGGCGCCGTCGCCCTAAGTCTTTTGATAGTAAGGGGTTAGGTCAATTAAAAAAACCCCGCTCCCAGATTTGGGAACGGGGCAGTTCGAACAGAGGTCAGCACTTAGCTAGCCTGACTGACGTGTCGATTAAACAGATTCCTATCAGGTTGCGAGAGCCAACGCAGTGTCAAGGGCTTTCTGGTTCAAATTTCCATTTTGTCCGAACCAGAGAGAATCCATTCGATTTTCGTTGCTTCTCCCTTTATTATAATTAAGATGCTCACTCATGGCATTATATGCTGCCCAGTAAGTACCTTGGACGCCCGGCAAATCGTTGCCCTTACCAGTCAAGAACAAATTTTCAACGCTCTGGATAATATTTTCAGTTCGCGTTGAAATATCCTTGTCTTCCTGCTCTTGGACATTGAAAACGATTTTAACATACTTACGCAAATCTTTCGAGTTAATTTGACGCGATGCCAAGAATCGATAATTTTCGGCAGTCGTCTCAAACTCTTGGTTTGCCAGATTCATAATATCGCGGAGTTTTTCCACGTTATTCTTGACAAATCTGTGATGCCTCACCCGAATCAATTTAGAGGCTTTAGAACCTCGTGCCATTGCTTCAGTATTGGCGCAAACCACGCGAATCGGCGTAAATCCTAGATGAACCGCCAGCTTGCCATCATGCCCATTGCTGAGCAAGACAAATTTTGCGATTTCATCATCTTTTACGATTTCGCTATTTTCCGCACCCAACTGGCACAGAACCCAAATACGTTCGCCATTTCGCAAAGATCCGGCAGTATGCAAAATCAAATCACCGGAATCTACGAGCGGTTCAAACACCTTGAACGCATCCTTATTTTGTAAGGGGGTCCAACGTGGACCTACAACGCCCAAAACCCGATTGTCTGAGGTTCGCACCGCAGCTTGAGCTTTGACCTCTTGACCATCCTTGCGGAAAACGGGTTCGGTCTCAACTTCCCAATCCAAACCGGCCAATCGGAACGCATCCCAGAAATTGGTTGCGCTGTCAATTTCGGTTCCCAAACCATGCCAAGGGGTTGCACCGGCAAAAACCATTCTTTCAACTTCGTGAGACATTTTTCTTCCTTTCAAAAAAGTGAACTTGTTATGCTTTCATTATACTACTTATTATCGGAAAGTCAACCCCTCCAGCATTAATTTTTCCAGATAAAAAATCCCCTGCGAGCGCCGTTAGCTTTGATCAGACTAAAACGCTCGCAGAGGACCACACGAAAGGAGAGACCCGCTTAAATATCCAGATCCAAATTATACTTGGCCTTGGCGATTCTCTTGATATACCGAAGTTGTCCGGTGTGTACCACCTTTCCATCGATTACAATCTTTGCCCACTGTGGGCGGTCGGTGCGCTCCGTGTTAATAATAGCACGGGGAATGAAACGCAGGTTTCCTTTGATAGCCTTCATAACAACTCTCCTTAAAAAAGTGAAAAACTGGAAACTTTACTAATCGGTGTTTCCTTTGATGCTTTCATTATACTATACTTATCGGCAAAGTCAATCCCTAACTTTAGAAATAAATAAGATTGCCGTAAGTCGTTATGTGGTAAGGGTTTACGGCGAGCGGGGCGGGGCGCCGTCGCCCTAAGTCCTTTGGCAGTAAGGGTTTACGTCGATTCCACATATGTATAGCCTGCTTCTTTTAAAAGGTCCGTAAATTTAATTTGGTGTTCAAGTTTTGTAAAGTATACCATTTTTTCATATTCACCATCGATATAGGTGATGTAAACCCCAAAATCAAATCCGGCATCCTCATGTTTATATTTTATTTTATATTCTTTATTTCTTAACTTTAACATTATTTATTCCGTGTCGTTAATCCACATGATTGTAACAAAAATTCCTATCACTATTAACAGCACATACCCTATCAAGACTGTTCCTCCTTAATTGAGATAAAAAGCCGGTTTCCTCCAATGATATCGTCATCTTTTCCAGTTTCAAGTAGGTCAGCCGGTAAAAACTCTCCCCTTTCCACATTCCAAACATAGACAGTCTCTCGTAAAAAATCCGAGTCTTCCATGTTTTTCTCTTTCATGTACTTTAACAGTTCACCCCATGTCATGCAGCCACCTTTTTCTTTCGACTATATGACCCTTTTCCCTTTAGCTCTTTTAGAGCCACCGCTGCTTCACTACCTTTGGGCTGTGTGCCGTGAATCAGTAAAGCAAAATCATCATTCTTTTTAGCCGGATCTGCGGCATGACTATCGTCGTGGTCAATTTCCAGATTCTGGCTATACGCTTCTTGCTCTGAAAATACCACCTTGGCCGATCTGAGGTTGTGACTACCGATCAACCCATCTTCTCTGCCACCATAACTTGCGGTCAAGACAAAATTAGGCCGTTCGTTGACAAAATCCATATTAGCTATCCAGTACCTCAAGGATTTTGTATAGGCGTAAAATAGAATATGTGGATTTAAGTTAGCAACTACCAACCAAGCATAAAAGTAATCTTCGTTGAAAAAATCGCCTGCCACATGAATTCTACAGACACCCATATCTTTCGGCATAGCTGATAGAATTTCCTTGACCATTTCTTTTACGTCCAACCCACGCAACGCATCATAATTATTTTTGCGTAAATTGTAAACATTGGTATACTGTACTTCCTGACTTGCTGAAAAGCACCGGAATTCAGTATCGGGACCATCTTTGATTTTCCGCTTACCTTCGTCATTGACCGTTGCCTTGCTCAGACACTGCTTTGCAAATGGACACGAATAACCCGACAAAAGATCAAACGAATAAACCTTTTTTCCCTTGAGATATTTTTGTAAAGAAGGAACCTCTTTTAACGCTTCAATTTTTGCATTAGCTTTTGAGAACTTGACCATGTTGTGTCCTTTCGTGTGTTGTGTTTCTCTCATTATAACCTATTATCGTCCAAAGTCAACCCCCAACTTGAGAAAAAACTTAGAGCAATTTCATTTGTCGTAAGTCATGCCGTGTTAACACTTTACGCAAAACTCGCGTGCTATAACCTATTTACAACCTAACGGGCCTAGCTCGGGCAAGACAATAGCGGGGCTGACGGGAATCGAACCCGTAACCGCTGGATCGACAGTCCAGTACTCTAACCAATTGAGCTACAACCCCATGTAGTCATTATACTATATCATCGGCTAAAGTCAACCCCAAACTTTACAATAAAATAGAATCGCTGTAAGTCGTTACACAGTAAGAGGTTACGACGAGCGGGGCGGGGCGCCGTCGTCCTAAGTCCTTATGCCATAAGGGTTTACGTCAAGGATAATGTATCATCGCCATTATCGCTAGCACACCCCATACCACAATAGCCAAAAATTCAAGTATCGGCATTATCCTCTTGAGCATCTTTAAATTCTACCTTTTCCTGTAAATTTTCTAAATTCCCGTAAAAAACTTCCTCTTCAATCGGCCAACCTTTTCCTTGATAATTACTTAAGTCATCAGAATAATCGTTCATAGTTTTGACCTTTCGTGTTGGAAAAAACGCAACCCCTTGAATAAGAGGCTGCGCTTTATGATCTAAGCTCTGACGAAAATGTATAGTAGTAGTTACTTGGCCAGAAACTTAGCTTTACTGCGTCGGTACGATTTGTAGTGGTCGCCATGGTCCACACAAAAAGCAGGGTAGGGTGTGTTATTGAACAATCGTTCAACTTTACCTTGCCTTACTTTATTATGATACACAAATTTTACTTCTTGTCCTACTTTTAGCTTTGACATTTTTCCCTCTGGTAGATGGTTCGGTTTTCCATTAAACATAACAACTCATTCCTATCAAGCGGGGCTCTTCCTATTCGTTGTGGATAGCCCGCATCAATCCACATTTTCATCAGTTCTTCATCATCATTGTAAGGGCTTATGTCAGCGTACACCTCCTGCCCGTTGGGCTTCTTGACTATATGCCATGCCTTGATATTGTCCTCTTCCCGATCATACTCTATGCGGCACTTGTGGTCTTTGTAATCAAACATGGTTTCTCCTTGTACTTTATTATACCACAGATTCTGGGTCTGTCAAGTGCTGCAATGGATAATTATCCAAAAAGTCCGCAACACATTCGAGTTCCTCATCGGGAATCTCATCGACTTCATTTGCCCATGTGTCGAAATCGTCGCAGTAGTATTCCTCGCAGCTAACTTCCGAATCAAAGTGATCAAACATGATTGCTCCTTGGTCGTGGGTTGTTTCTTCTTACTCCCCCATTATAACTATATATCGACCAAAGTCAACCCCCACCATCAATAATTCTGAAAGATTTCCCACATTGTCATAAGTCGTTACTACATAAGGAGTTACGTCGAGCGCGGCCCGCCCCCATCGCCGTAAGTCGTTACAGCGTAAGGGTTTACGTCAAGTTTACAATTCATCTCTAAGGTTAAGAAATTTGATGTGGTATTTTCCAAGTGGAATAAATTGCCAATTAAACTTTTCACCTATCCACTGTGCAATTGCAAAGGGATCATTTCCAATTTCTGTTGGAATTTCCACATTAATAACGCTTCCGGTACTTGGTCGCATAGCTTTACAAGTTATCACTAAAAATCCTTATCGTTATAGCTAACGTATATAATCGTAGTCCATACTCCAATCACAGCACCCAACCATAAAATAGTCCAAACTAAGGGCATAAAATCTCCTCTACTTGTTTTTGTGTGAGCTTAGTTATTTTCCCATTTTTATCAGAGAAAATACAAACCACACCACCGCTCTTGGTGTTTTCAATTTTTGTAAAAGTCAATTCCGTACCATCAAACTCAATCTTGCTACCATAAGGGAAATTCATTTTTAGTTTTCCTTGAAGTTAAAATAATAACGTGGACCGTGTTGAAATTCTAGCGTACCGGCAACATTATCAGCTTTACGTTCCACAATAATATATGGGGCCGCAAAACTCTTCGCTACAAAATCTTTTTGAAGTTGTTGTGTATTCCACACTTGTCCATACTCCGCTTCCAGCCGTACTCGTTCCGCATCCTCGTCTGAACTCTCTACCTCCGTGTTGATTCTAGTGACTTCGCTTCTGCGAATAGTTTCGGTTGGATCGTGGCTCATAGTTTTCTCCAAAAAATAAAGTGTAGGATGCCCCACATCGGACTTGCACCGAGAATGTTTGCAGTGGCTACTTGTGGCTAGGTTACCGCACCATATCCACTAACCTATCAAACATCGTCTCTTTGACCGGGGCTCAATATGCTCGTGATACTTCCTGTGAAATTTCGTAGTTAATGTGATCGTCTGGGAATGCGTGTCGTACCACAACCTTTGTAGTTGTAACACAACCGTTCAGGAAAATCAACCCCCAAATAATAAGCAATACGCCGATATATCTCACCGTAGTTTTATTCATCTTCCATATCCAAATTGGTTCTTGCTGCAAATTTTAATTGTGCCCGATACCGAGCGTCTTCATCCACATGAACCTTTGACCTATCAAACTCACCAGCTAAGTCAACGAACTGACCTATCGAATCGTACCTACTTAGTTCATCGGCTTGTTCACGGTATAACTTGATATTTTCTTGCCGTTCTTGCTCATAATCTTTGGCGAATTGTTCACGCATATATTTTTCTTCAAGTTCCTTTTGGATTTTTTTGTTCTCTTCATCCCATTCCGCCAAGCTCTTACCATTGTATTCAAAGCATTCGGAAATAGTCGCTTCAAGTTCGGTCAGTTCGTAAGTCATAATTTTTTCCTTCGTGTTAAGTGTCTCTTTATTATACCACAAAATTCCTACTTGTCAACCCCTGTAGCAGATAATTTTACTTTCTCAACAGGTTGTTACATTCAATCATATTGTCTGAGGGTGAGGGAGCATTACGGCAAAAAATCTCGTCGCTGATCAACCATCCAAACCATCCGTCTTCAGATCTTAAGAATACACTAGGAACGCCATCCATGCAAGCTGGATTGTCAAACGCTTCCAATTTAAACACGGGACCGTGTTCCCTAATTCTATCCTTAGTACGTTTACTTGCGTTTGGCATACAAGTAATTTCTGCCATTAAATCTAACATTTTGGACCCTTATCCTTTTGCTTGGCGAACCATTGCAGCCCAACGAGCTACGCTGATGTGAGCCGGGCGAACCTGAGTGAAGCGAATTCGGAGTTGAACTTGTGCGAGTGTCATTGTTTATTTCCTTGTGATGCTCTTATTATAACTACTTATCGACAAAAGTCAATACCTACAATCAACAATTCTGAAAAGTTTCCGAGATAGCTGTAAGTCGTTGGTATGAAAGGAGTTACGGCGAGCGTGGCCCGCCCCCGTCGTCGTAAGTCGTTACTACGTAAGGGTTTAGGAGTATCTCATGTATAGCTCAAAAATATAAGATCCTAACATAATCCACAATGCCAGTACGATCAGCCATCTCTGTAGTCTAGTTATTCTTGAATGAAATGTCATTTTTCTACCTTAAAAAGGGAAACCCCCATATAGGGGGCTTTAGTAGGGCTGGGTAAGATGGGACATTGAGCAACAGAGCTTTATCCCATCCCACCTGCTTCACCTATTTCCCTTTATTTATGATTTAGTATATACGTTTACTCCAACCGACACAACTCGCCCATTCAACGCAATCTGCTGATTGCCGCGCGTGGTAGCTAGAATTTCATTCTTGCCGCTAGCCGATAGCGTTCCCTTGGCCGACAAGGGCAGCACGATGGTCATTGTGTTTGTTTCGTCATTCTTAGTAACTTGAATTGACATCTTTGCATCTCCTAAAAAGTAAAGAAAGTAAAAGTAAAACCTATTCAGTAGCTTTTAAGCTCTACCCCGTAGGGTCCAGTTAGGTCTTGGTTCTGTGCTTTTATTTTACCATAGTAATTGTGAAAGTCAACCCCCCAGATCATTTTTTTACATATTAGATACAAGTACCAAAGCTCCCACGGCGGAAGCAATCAAGATCATACTTGTAAAAACAAACATTATTACAATTTCCTTGATCCAATAAAATAGAGTTCTCATTTTATTTTCCTTAAAAAAGTTAATTGTCATTCACAACCCCAACGGCCATGACCTGTTACCATTTCCGCTGTGATCTCGGGAACCGCTTCCCAACTTAAAATCTCACAAAACGGATTAAATCTATTATAGTGAAAACCTCCACATTTCAGATCGTTTGCGAGTCTCTCTCCAGACACTTGCTGGTGATTCTCAACCCGACCTTTTGGGCTTACTATCCGAACATTGTACATTCTGTTTAATTCAACTTTATTTGACATTTTAATTAACTCCAAAGATTTTTTAGTTTATCCAAATTTTCAGTGTATTCTTTATGAGCTTTTTTTAGCTCATTTTTTTCAATTTCCTTTAGACATCTAGCAGCTTCTTTTTCTGCTCTTACTCCGCGAAAACCCTTAGCTTTAAGGTGATTTAAAATCTTAATCCAATCTTCTTTTGTTTTTTGACTTCTTTTTTCTAGATTCATTTTCTTTTCCTTTTCTTCAAAAAATAGTGTTCTTTCTTCCCATGCGAGTCGGTCCTCGTCACAGTAGAATTCTTCGCAAGTAATTTCCGTGTCAAAATGGTCCATTTTCTCTCCTGTGGTTGTAGTTCGTTCAGTGTCTCTTAAACCTAATCTTGCGATTCCAGTCGAACTTGTGTTAACGCTTTTCATAATAGTATATAGTGCACTATTCGTGCCATTCAGAATAAATGATTTTTGTGTTGTCGTAAGTCGTTTCGTACCATCGAGTTAAAATCTTGAAAATAGTTTTTTAGTAACGTTTCATTAAATTACCTTAACGTCATAATGGCAGATTTTAGCACCCCTATGCCAAAATGGCAAACCGCATTTAAGTCGTTTGATATCATATACTTAGGAGAAATTAGTCGGCTTTTCTCCTGTCAAAGTGGCAGGGAAGGATTCTCATTATGAGATTAGATTGTGTTTGGCACATGAGTTGCTCTGCGGAATCGTCGTAAGTCGTTAGTATCAAAGGAGTTACGGCGAGCGGGGCGGGGCTCCATCGCCCTAAGTCGTTACCACATCAGCACTTATAAAATAACTCGCGTGCCCTGAGCACCTACCGTATCTCGCAGAAGTCTACCATGGGTAAGACTCTCATTCAGTGGCGATTAGCCCTAGCCTTACGGCTCCAGTTGAGCGTATCTTACATGTTGTTTAGTAGTACCAGTGCCCCTATGGCAGATGTGATCAGTATCATACTGGTCCAGACAAACATGATAGCTACTTCTTTGATGATCCAGATAACGTTACGCATTGTCTTATCCCTTTGCTTGACGAACCATTGCACTCCAACGTGCAACACTGATGTGAGTCGGACGAACTGTACTGTACTTGATGTAGAGTTTAACTTGTGCGAGTGTCATTGTTTCTTTCCTTGTTATGCCCTTAGTATATACTAGTTATCGGCGTTTGTCAATAGGGTAGGCCACTTATTATTAAAGATTACCGAGATAGTTATAAGTCGTTGCTGTGTAAGGAGTTACGTCGCCGGGGCCGGGGCGCCGTCGCCCTAAGTCCTTTGGTAGTATAGGGTTATGACCAGATGTCTCTGTCTTCCCGTGTTGCCTTCCATATGCCGCGCCATACCATAACCACAAGCACTACCCACACAACCATAAAGGAAATAAAGTTCCAATCCATTTTAATTTTAATATCCTAAGAAGTTAAGTATCTCATAACCATAGTACTCCTCCCTATCGCCACGCTCTTGCGTGAACTCATAGAAGGGGGCATCGTGTGCCTCTAGTTCAAGTCGTGCTTCCTGTCGTGATACAATCGCTTCACATGCTTCGTGATAATCCATATCAACCTCCATTCTCTACGAGTGTTAGTGTTGTTTGTCATTCTCTTATTTTAGCAAAATTGCGATTGGTTGTCAATAGCTCTTTTTTTCATAATCTCTTGAGCTTTCGATTCGCAACCGCCGTCATTATGCCAGCGAGTACCTTCAATAACCTTACCATCAAACTTTGCAACAAAGTGCCGAAAGTGTACCTTTACTACTTCGATACCAAATACGTTTCCGCCATTGTTGAATGTGATTTTAGTCATCTCATTTCCTTTCGTGTTATCATTGTTTCTTATCATGCTCTTAGTATATACTATATATCGTCATTTGTCAATAGCTATGGCCACTAATTCCCAGAGATTCCCAAAGATTTCCAAAGTAGTTGTAAGTCGTTACTGTATAAGGAGTTACGTCGCCGGGGCCGGGCCGCGCTCGTCGTAAGTCGTTTGATAGTAAGGGTTTATGGCACAACCACACATCGGTTTCTTTTTCCCCCTGTTTTTTTATATTGAGGAAGAAGCTTGGTAAAGAAATTACTTACACTTCTTGTTTTTATATTATATTGATTATCTAAAGTTTTTTTCAACCAAGCGAATGGAACTCGGGTTGATCGCGGGTTTAATGCTCTATACTCTGAGAACAGTTTAAGAAGTAAAGTCTTTTTTTGTTCTTCTGTTACATAATTTGGTCGAATATTATCTATACGTTCTTCGGGTTCTATAAGGTTAAACATTTCTTTAACGTTTTCTAATTCTTTATATTGTTCTAGCTTAATTTGATTTTCTTTAAGCCTATTGTTAATAGCGTTGGCATTATTGTGTAGCTTAACTATTTCTTGCTGTATTACTTTTGCTTGATTGTTTAATTGTTGTTGAGCATTCTTTAAGTTGACAAAGTCTTGTAGGTCTTTTGCTGAGTACATTTTAATTTCTCCAGTGTGGATCGTCGTGTACGGATAGAATCATGTCTTTTGTAAACTCATCATGTAATCTATCGAGAGCTTCATCTAGTTCGTTCTCATTGTGACATATGACAGATAGCCCATCATTCACACTATCACACCTATGCCATACCTCAACAATCCTATTGCCTACCTCAATCTCAATATCATGGGCTTGTGCCCACTTGATTGTATTAGGGTGTACTCTTTTCTTTGCATCAAAATTAAAGTCCATTGTAGTTTCCTTTACTGGGTGATAAGGCTAGTGAGAACTGCGGAAGCAATCAGTACAATGCTTGCGGGAATGAAGATTGAAACCAGAAGATATACGCCGTACAAAACTCTGCTAAGATTAATCATGGCAACTCCTTTTGTGTGATTGTTGTTTGTCATGCTCTCATTATATACTATTATCGTCTCATTGCAATAGCAGTATGAAATAATTCTGAAAGAATAACAGAATAGCCATAACTCTATACACTGTAAGGAGTTACGTCGCCGGGGCCGGGGCTCGGTCGCCCTAAGTCCTTTGGTGGGTATAGCTTAGGGTGAGCGAACCGTTTTGAGCTGCCGAGGCAGCAAGTTGGGCCGTTTTGAGCTGTCGAGGCAGCTACAGATCGCATATATAGGGTGGGGTTTTCTAATTCAAGTGAATTCTCGTATAAAATAGGAAAAAAGCCGAGGTGGTTCAAACAAACTAAAACCCATCAAACCAAATGTCCACTTTTATCCTAAAGATAGTGATAACACTCACCACCCCTTCTTCGGTTGCTCTAAGTCCCTATCTTTTCTATAGTCCACGACCAATTCTTCCCCCTCTTCAATTTCCCTAAGAGTCACTAAATATTTAAAATTTCCCAGAGTAAGAGATCGACAGTTGGGTTTGCCCGAATGGTTATAAGAACAGTTCGGCACTAGATTAAGCCACTCAAAAGCGCCGCTTGTCTTTTTATGGGTCTCGAAAAGAACTTTGTTTTCGGGTATAATTTCCGTCGCAAAGATACCCTTTCCATGTACCTCACTATCTTTGAACTCACACCAGCTCATTTTTCCTCCAGTTCGCATCTGCCTCGTCCGCTTTTTTTAACAATACCAAGACGTTGTCTAAGCTTACGTACAGCATCTAATGAAATAGTGCGTTGATTACGCAAGCTTAATTCTTTAGCTAAATCTTTATCTTTAATATGATGAGCATTTTCCCTAATAAATCGCTTATCTTCAGTAGTCCATTTATTATTCATTTACAAGAGAGCCTATTTTGTGTATTAATAAAGTGGTCATTTGCATATATAATATTATAGTCAAGGAGATCATAAGAATGAAAAAAATTATTCAAGCTACAGAACCCATAGCCATTGCTGCTAGCGGTTTAGACGAGGCCGTAATGACTCAAGCAAGTATTTCCACCGAAAAAGATATCATAGACCTTTTAGGAGAACAAAATGAGATTAAAGATAGTATCGGAAGGGACGGGAGATACAACGAAAGTAGTTGATGCAGATACCGGAGAAGAGGTAGAAAATATTATAGGCCTCGAATTGAGCATGGACGCTTTTAATGTAGAAGCAGCTATTTTAGTTAGTGACCCCCATTTAAATATTGAAAATTTAGAAGCACGGGAGATTAGACAAGGTGATTCCGCAGGGTATGACGGAAGAACAGGTGATCCAGATAATAAACAACATAGCGAATCGATTAGCAAATAAATTTAAGTTTGGTTATCATGCATTAGAAGATATGAAACAACAGGCACGCTTATTTGCTTGGGAAGGTATTGAAAATTACGATGGCATCAGACCTCTAGAAAACTTTCTTTGGACACATGTTAGAAACCGTCTTTATAACTTTAAGAGAAATAACTTTGGAAGGCCGGATAAGCCTTGCGATTCCTGTCCATATTTCGATATAGCTTTTGAAAACGATAAAGGATATGGATGTAGGGCATATGATAATCATGAAGAATGTGATTTGTATATGGGATGGTTAAAAAGAAACACTGCAAAACGCAATATCATGAACACTGCACAACTAGACCTAGATATCAAACAGTCCGATGCTATAGAGGATATGATAGATAAAAAACAAATTTTTAACCTAGTTGATAAATCTATTCCAGTACAATATAGAGAAGATTGGATTAGGCTGGTAAATAATCTCAAATTAGCAAAGGTTAAACGCGATATACTTATTGAAGTTATCATACAAATATTCAAGGAGAATAACATTGACGAAGAAGCGTGGAAAACTGTCGATTGACGAAATGAACTTTATTCGGCAAAATTGTTTCAATATTTCCATAGAAGAAATTGCTGAAACTTTAAATAGGACTAAAACGCCGGTACAAAAGTTTATCGACAAAGAAAATCTCAAAATGCGCAATATGAGTGACGATGAACATCTTCTTGTAGGGCTAAGAGACCGCTATTATTATAAGGAACTTAAAAAACAGTTCGGAGATCCCGAATTAATTTTTTTCGAACACCAGTGGATTGACTACTTTAAACAATTCTCTGAGGACGTTACTCATACAGAGGAAATGGAAATACTAGAGGTTATTAGAACAGAGGTGCTTATCAATAGAGGCATGGAAGACCGCCAAGAAGTTTTAAGAAACATCGCTAGATTAAATAAACTTATTGAAGACGAAATGGATAAACCGCCAGCAACGCGCGACACGCAAGCGCTAGCTTCATTCCAAACTCAACTAGGCGCGGCTATATCATCTAAGTCCGCGTACATTAATGAGCACGAAAAGTTGTTAACAAAAAAAGAGCGGCTTTTGAAAGATCTTAAAGGTACAAGGGAACAGAGGAAAAGAAATGCCGATGATGCGAAGACGAATTTTACTTCGTGGTTGCGTCAGTTAGACAGTAAGGAATTTAGACAGCAAGAAGGATTTGATATGGAAGTTCATCGGGTAGCGGCTGAAAAGGCAATGGATAAGCTTGCTCAGTATCACGAATATGAAGACGGCACTGTCGATCAGCCAATGTTAAATTCAGACACCTTTATTGAGGAGTAATATGACATCTAAAACTCAGGAAGAAGTTCAGGAATGGATAGTTCAATGGTTAGTAGATGTTGCAGAAGTGTCAAGGGAGTCTATTGAACTTGATAAGCCGTTTGCAGACTATCGCTTAGACTCGTTAACGGCGGTTGAGTTTAGTGGCGATATCGAAGAGTGGTTAGATATTACGGTAACAGCAACGGTTCTTTGGAATCATCCGACATTGCGCCATATGACTATATATCTAGCAGAACGTTCTAGTGGTCAAACAGAAGTCAAAAAGCTTTTTGAGCCTACTACAGGAGCTGTGGAGGCGATTTTGGCAGGTGTTGAAAACGTGAGCGATGAAGAAGCTAAAAAATTATTGGAGGAATAGATGAACAAGGGCTCTGTTAACATTGATGATGTACAATACTTCTTTCCAATAGAAAATAGAGATATAGACAAACCCGATTCTATTGTAGAAGCCTTAATTGAAGAAAAACAAATTCTTCATGGAGAGGCTACGGTAGCAATTCAGCTTGGTTTAAATTTTTTAGGAGCTATTGTTGATGTGGGATGTCATATAGGTACACATACTTTATATCTTGCGTCATATGGAATGCATGAGTTTATAGGTATAGATGCTTGCAAAGAAAGTATTGACTGTTTAAATCTTAGTATAAAGAAAAACGGTTTTAAAAATATTAAAGCTGTTCATGCGGTTGCTTCCCACTCAAACTTTAAGTGTGCATTTTCTACACGCACGCATGAGGATTCTCAACTATGGCAAGATGTGGGCTTTTGGAAAAGCTTGTGGAGGAGAAAAGAAATAAAAAGAATGCAAACTCAGACAGTAGACGAAATAGTGGGAGATACCCATTGTGGAGTAATAAATGTAGATGTAAACGGTTATGAATTGGCTGTATTACATGGAGCGCAAAATACTATTGTAAGAGATCTTCCAAACCTAGTGGTTAGATTTGACCCACAATATAAACACTTAGATATGATACTGGACTTTTTACACGAATTAGAATATACTGCATATTATGTGGCTCCGATTGATTTTAATAGTCCTAAGCCTCAGTTGTTGGAAATACGTGAGCCATGTACTCATTGCGACCCAACATATATTTTGTGTTTTCCAAATGGTTATGACACAGTTAATCGCTTTCATATTGTTCCACCAACTACGTCTTCAAGTTCAGAGAAAGAAAGTGGTCCAAATCAAAAACAGCTCTTAGTTGATATTTTAACACAGGGCGCTGTAAATGTAGAAATTGTTACAGAAAAGGGCTCATAAGTGCCTCCCATGTTTCCGAGTGATTCTCCATTTTATAAATATTTTCAGGATTGTAAAAAATGAAATCAGCTTTAATAACTGGCGTGACAGGACAAGATGGTTCCTATTTAGCAGAATTGTTGCTAAGTAAAAATTATCAAGTTGTAGGATTAAAGAGACGTACTAGCACCGATAATT